CCATTACAGTTAAACAGTGTTCATGGTCCCAACTTTCATAAATTACTTCCCATTCAAAATTATCCCAACCATATTTTCTTATCGCTTTATGGAAAGCAAATGGCGAATTACTTTCCGACTTTTGCTTGTGTTGGTATTTTCTCTTTTTTAATTCATTGGAAGTAAAACCAATATAACGTTTTCCATTAATTATATTTGATACAACGTATATACATGCCATAATAATCTCCTATTTGTTATAGGAGTATTTATACAACGGTCTTTTAATATCCCAAAACTATTTTAAATTGTTCTATTCCGTCTGAACTTCTTGTTATAGCAGACCTGTTTTCCATATATGATAGATAACCAGATAACGTTATGAAATCTGGTGTGGTGTATGATAACAATGTTCTTGCTGTACCGGAAATGTTTCCGAACATTGGTGCATTTATTGTTAATGTTCCTGTTGTATTTATCAACGAAAGTCTATTGGTTGATGAATCAAAAGTTAATACTGTTCCAATAAATGTTGCAGTATCTATTGATGTTCCTTGATAAACTATCTCATCATTTACAAATAAACCAAATCCACTAGAAACAACTAAATCGGTGCTTGTTTGATATATAGATCCATTTGCTGGTAATGGTGATAAACTATTTGTGGTTGGGTTAATTAACAAACCTATTTGGTGATATGTGATATCTGTAGGTAATTTTGAACCTTCAGAACCAGTAAATTCTGTTGATATCATAACATGATCACAACCCAATTCTGCAACTGGATTATATCCATGTCCACCAATTGGTGATACAGTATTTGCTCCCAAAATAGCACCAGAACCATTTGCAGACATAATATATGCATTGGCATAATTATAATTTGTACCTGGATTGGTTATTAATATGTCAGTAACTGCACCATTTGTAATTACAACGGTACCATTTGCACCATTACCATCACCAGTAACAACGAGAGATACTATAGCATTTGCTTCATCATATCCTTGTCCTCCTGCAAGAACAGTAATAACATCTAGACCACCAGTACCTTCACCAGTTGGTGAATCTAATGGGTTTGGTGCACTTCCACTAACTGGAACTGGAATCCAAGAGGTATCCATAAATTTTACTTTAGATGCAGTATCTATAGTAAAAATATAATGCCATTTGTACCCATCTAAATTCTGATAAATTCCATTAGTATTATAACTACCAGGTTCAAAGTATGGTTCATATGTTGATGGTGCACCACCAGCATTCCAAAGACATTTAAATACTTGATCGTATTTATTTTTTACATAGAAGGAATAAATTGGAAATCCATTTGTATCTTTTTCAAAGATATCAATATCATCTCTATAGTAATCATATGTAACACCAGAAGTCCAATTTATTCTGGTTATTACTGGTGAAATATCATTACTTGTAATTTGTTTTGCTGCAAATACATTTTTCAAAAAATTTTTAATTGTTTTTTGATCTTGAGTTGGTGCTGGAGGGTTGTTGTCATCAACCCAATTATCTACCTTTGCTAGAACACAATATAAAGATGATATTAATGTTCCATTAACTGTTGCAACAGGTGCATAATACTCCTGCTGTATGTTAAATATTTTTGCACCGTATGTTAGTAATGATTGGCTTGTCATAGTTTTATTTATTACTCAAATATTAGGTTACATTGATGATTGCAAAATTGATAACTAATGTATCCGCTGCATTTGAACCAGATGGAGTTCCATCACAGTTATTAATAACAACATTGAAACTTCCAGATGTTACTGAATTTACACATATTGCATAATTAACAGATGCACCACTTGCTATATTAAGAATAATAATATCCTTAGAACTTGTTACATATGTATTATATACAGTGAATGATACTGCTGCACCTTTATTGATATTTGCATTATTAGTTGTTATCTGACCAGTTCTACCATTAGCATATACAGCAGTTGATTTACTTGTTAACTGTGTAACATTCGCGTTATTAACATTAGCGGTATAATGAATAGTATTACTAACAAACAATGCAGTATTCTGTGCATAGTTTATTGCATTAGCGGCATAAGTTGCAACAGTATATAATGCATTAGAACCAACTGGAGTTGTTGCTAATAGAATTTGTGTTCCTTTTGATGTATCGGTATATGTTTCTAGTGCAACATAATCCATCTTTGCACCACCAGAACCAATACCAGAACCGAATCCAGTAGCACCATATCCATTGCCACCAAATCTTACTATGGTGTCTCCCGCTTGAGTTGCAGAAGGTGATGCAGCTGTTCCTCTCATTGAACGACCATTGAATAGTGCATATGTACTATTTGATGCACCAGCAGAATCAAGAATCACTTTGGCATTGTAACCATCTTTACCTGTCAACTGCAACATAGTACCGTCTGCAATAGGTGCTTGAATTGCACCATTTGCAGATCCGATAATATTCACAGCTGCTGATGTTGATGCGAATGATGAGTTGTTCATTGTGATTGAACCACTCAATTTAATCTGACCAGCAATATTTACTGTATTAGTTGCATCAATGATGGTAATAGTATTACTAGTAACAATGTTATTATTACTTGCATATAATACAGAACCGGATGTTCTTCCCCATGCTGGTTGTGGTATAATACCAACTTGGAGTATACCCATTATGGCATCATTACTTAATACTTTAGCAATCTGCACCGGAACATTTGCACCCATAGGAGCAGTATTTGTTGCAACACCAGGTGTTGTTGATAAGAATATAGTATCACCATTATTGAATGATGATAAATTTAACCTATTAACAATACCAGTAGTATAGATGAAACCATATGCACCATTTGCAATAGTATTTTTAACAAATCCCGCAACTACAGAGTTTGCATAGTTTGTTGCATCCGCTAATACAATGTATGGTATTGCATTTGGTGTTATTGCACCCGCAAGGCGCACCCAAGAACCACCAGTAATAGATGCACCAGTACTATTGAATACTCTTTCATATATTGCTTTACCTAGAAGTGGTCTATCATTGATAATATCTGTATCCATAACAAGTGAAATATCATTTGCAGAATACCATACTTGACCAGATGTTTGTGTTGGTGCTACCGATTGTGCGAACCATTGAATGGTGTTTGCTTGTGAAGTTACTGTAGTAATATTAGAGAAGAAAACATTACCTTGTGCAGTATTACAAGATAGTGTTCCATTAACTGTGATGTTTTGTGAGAATGTTGCATTATTGGAAGTAACATTATTAAATGAAACAGAAGTTCCTACTGTATTTGCAACAAGATTACCAGTAATAGTTAAATTATTTAGGTTGATTGTGTTTGTATTGGCAACATAATTATTTTGAATAAAAGTGTTTGCTACATCTGTATATGATTTAGCAGAAGCAAGTGTTATAGTATCATTTGATCTTACGAATACATTAGATGCTGGATTAGATCCATCTGATAATGTAATAATTCCAGAAGTTGCAATATTACCTGCAAAGAATGTATTACCAGAAACATAAAATGTATATCCATACGATGTTAATGATCCAATTGATGTGTTACCATTATTATCAATGGCAAATGGAGATGAATCTGAAGGATAATCATCATTAACTAACAACGAATAACTATTTCCATAATTATTGATTGTTAATGCTGGAAAAGTGGCATAATATGAATTTGTTGGTATTTGATTTATTATTGTTGGTCTTTTAAATGTTAACCAATCTTCATTAAATGTTGCTCCAATATTTGCTGATGTTGTTCCACCAACAATAAAATTAATGTTTGCACCATAGGATGCTGTACCGATAACTAAATTTCCTGTGTGTGATAAACTATTTGGACCAGAAACATACAGATAACCATCAAGGGGATACATTGAGGAATAATTAGGATCACTAAATTGTGAATTATTGATACCTAAATCAATATAATTATTGCTGTTTGTTCCAACATCAGAAGTTAATACAACATCAGCAGAACCAGATGAGGTAAAGTTCTGGAAATTTGCTTGTAAGTATGTTACACTATTACCAGAAAACTGTGCGATAGTGTTTGGAAATAGTATTGGATTAGCACCAACATTTAATGGGTTGTTTGAGTATAACCCTTGTGCTAATGAAGTTGCTGATATTTTTCCTGTTACACTAGTGGGAAGGTCAACACCAACTAATATAGTATTAGATGTGTTTGATCCTAATGTTATCTGATTTAACTCTGAAATCTTTATAGTACTCATCTATTATCCTAGTATTAATATGTTGCCATCTTCTGTTGTTAATATGTTACCATCTTCAGTAGTGAGTTGTGGTATGTATTGTGTACCAACTGGACCAAATATTCTCACACAACTTGTTGGTCCGAATGTTCTATTAACTGCTATTAATGAGTTTGATATAGCAGGTAAATTTGGTGAAACTACAATAGTTTCATTGATGTAGTTAACACTAATTACAGTAAATATGGTACCATTTCCTGTTATCTTAACAGTATCACCAGCATAAACTATATCTTTTAATGGATATGTAGGATCACTATACACACCATTATTCATTATATCATATGCACCCGTTAATACCTTAATATTTATAACGTTAGATCCAGAGTTTGCTTGGACATAAGCAACGTTGGCATAAGTCAACCAAGTATTATTTTGTAGTGTTACAGTATTGGATGTATAATCAACTGAATTGACTTCACATTTTACATATGGACCATTAGCTGTTGTTATTTCTACAATATTGTTGGTGGAAATAAACGTTGCAATATTAGCACCAACTAAATTACTAAATGTAATAATATTATTACTCTTATTTGTAAAGTCAGTAACCATTTTTACAGTACTACCAGCATAACCAGTATAATCTGCTAATGGTAAACCAGTAAATAATGCATCCTGACTATGGAAAGAGTAGTTACTTTCGGTTTCCATTGCATATCTTCCCAGAACATTAGTTCCAGATGGATGCAATAGATTCAATAATATTTCGCGATACTTTGCAATTTCCTTATTAACGGTTATTTGGTAGGTATAATTATTATATACCTCATTCTGTAACACGGTGAAAGAACTTGGTTGTCCTTGTGTATTCAGATATTGACCCTGACCAACAACCAGACCATTCAAGAATACTGCACTTGCTTTTGCTGTACCATCACCATAACTAGCAAACCCTTGGATATTCAATCCAGTAATTAAAGGATATTGACTTTCATAACCAATTGGAACCTTATTAGCAATGTTAATTACAATATTATTTCTATCAATCTTTAATGGTAGTGTTGGATCTGGTATAGATGTATATTCAAACAATCTTAAATTATAAAGTGTTTTTGTTGGATCTACATCAGGTATTAATAAAGTGTATGAATCTACAAAGGCAATGTATGAAGAATTATTACTATTAATGCCTTGATATATTATATCACCCTTTATTGGTGGTTTAGTCACCAATATATTAGATACTACAATGTCTTGTACTTTAAGTGAAACGTTTGGTGTTGCAATATAATCTTCACCAAAGTTCAATATGTTAATAGATGTTACTGCTCCTGCTCTATCTGTTATTGAAGATAGTCTTGCACCAGCACCTAATATTCCAGTAACTGTTATAATGGCACCTGATGCACCAACATTTGATGATTTTACAGATACTGTTGGTAGTTGTATATCATATCCCATTCCACCTAAAGGATATATAGATTTACCTTGTATATAAGAAATGCCTGTTATGGAACCACTTGAGTCAACAGATGTGACATTTGCAAATGCACCATAACCAGAACCACCAGAAAACACTATCGTATCATTTGCATGATATCCAGTACCACCACTGATTATTTGTATTGGGGATAATATACCAAATGAACTTATTAGAGTATTATTTAAAGTATCATTTGAATATATTGATTGTGCTGCTATATCGGGTTGGTTCGTTATTCCACCACCCTGATTCGTTACCAATACCGATGAAATTGGATATGTGGAGAAAGATATAAAAGATAAACTATTTGCAAATGATGTATTTGCATTTGATGTTGGGTGACCAGATAAGAAACTAAATGTTGTGTTACCAATAGGAACATTTTTACCTAACCCAATAGCATTGGTGGGCATATATGTAACATTTGCAATTGCACCACCAGCAGAGTTTGCAACAGTGATTACTGCTCCATGTGCTGATGTGTTAACAGAATTTACATTTGCTGTTATACCCAAAACACTATTAGCAGCAACTCCTATATTATACCCAACTGCAATGATTTTACCATTAGCATCTACAGACGAAACGTGTGCAAAATTATATGGGTTAGAGTTAATTACTACATAAATTGGATCATTATTTTGATACCCAACTCCACCATTAGATATTGTTATGAGTGGTAATAAATATGGTGTTAATGAACCAACAACCGCAGAGGGTGTTTTAGCACCACTATTTAAATTGGAGAATGATATAACTGTGTTAGGATCATTTCTATATCCAAACCCACCATCATCAACAATAATACTTTTTACACCACCAGTCGTAGTTTGTCCAACAACTGCTGATGCACCAATACCTGTTGATGAATTCAAACCGCCATATACAACTACTGGATCACCAGACTTATAGAATGATCCTCTATTCTTGGGGTCTATATTTATTTGACTAATCTGACCAACGATTTTGGCACGTAATGTTTCAGCACCAGGTGTGTTAGCAGATACTTGAGTTCCATTTTTAAAATATACTGGTTGATTTGCATTATCTACAACAATAATATATTCACCAGATTGAAAGAGTCTTTCAATATTTGAAATGAATACTTCTGTTTTTGTTCCAGATATTGTAGAGTTTTCTATAGTAGCAATAGATTTGGTTGATTCACCAAATATTCTATAATTGCTTATATTTAAGAAGTTAGGGTCATCTGTTGCCAATCTTAAACTTTTAAATACAAACCACGTTCCAGCAGATGCTCTGAAAACAAAATCTCTTGTGTTGAATGATTCAAAATCAGAATCATATAATATTCTAAAAAGGAATTCAAATGATGGGTTAGTTCCCTTTGTTTTGTATAATTCTCTGGCAAATCTTATTAATCTGTTTTGATCTATTAATACATCTTTTGGAAAATTCTGTAGAAAATCATTAACATAATAATCTAAAAATTGTTGTGTTGTAGAATCAACATCTTGATATGTTAAGATATTTTTACTAAAATCTAAGACATTACCATTT